TCTAACTACCAACACACCACTCACCACAAGGAGAGCATCATGGCACGCTACACGGTTCACCTGGTCAGCAACGGTTCGCAGCACTACACCGAGCAGGACTTCGATCAGGCCGCTCACCTCGAGGCAGGCGACACCATCCGCGAGGCCCTGACCTTCGCCCTGGCTCACAAGGAGGGCTTCACGGTCAACGCTGACGGCGACTTCGTCTTCGAGCCCAGCACCCTCACCACCATCTACCTCTTCGACGGCTCGCGTGGCGGCAAGGACGTCATCACGGTCGCCGAGGCCGAGGCCATCGTCAACCGCTGATTTGCGCTACGGCTCAACTTCAGGCAAACTTCTAAGTACCAACACACCACTCACCACAAGGAGAGCATCATGGCACGCGCAACCTACCGTCAGGTCAAGGCCGAGAACCTCGAGCACGGCGACCAGATCATCGACCCCGAGGGCAACGAGGCCACGGTCATCCGGGTCCGCCGGGTGGACCACCTTCGCGGCCGTCTCGAGACCGACCTGGGTGTGGCCGTGGTCGACCTGGACATGACCTTCCCGGTCAAGCAGTAACCCACACAGCAGAGGACCCCCAGCCAATCGGCCGGGGGTCCTCGTGTTGTTGGCGTCAGATGCCGTCGAGCGTCTCCTGCTGGGAGCGGAGCGTCGGCTTGGTTGCCACGTCCTCCTCCACGACCACAGTCGCCGCAGGCGTCTTGCTGCCGATGGCCCTGGCACCGTCGTACAGGCCGGACGCCGAGAGGCCCAGGATGACACCCAGGGAGATGGCTCCCAGGATGCTCTGGGTGCCGATGACCGCTCCGCCTGCGAACAGGTCGAAGATCGCGAAGGCCACACCCAGCAGGATCGCCAGAAGCGGGGCGAAGGTACTGCGCAGACCGAGGTCCTTGGCGAGCGTGACGACTGCGATGATGGCCGGGATGGATGCGAGCGTGATGGCGATGTCCATATCACTTCCTCTTGAATCTGAACAGCCTCGCGCCACGGTGAGGGGCAGGGATGTACCCGAACCGCTGCAGGATGTGCTCCGTAGCGTTCTGGCGAGCCTCGAGCGCCTCATCTCGAGCCTGCATACCCTTCACCGTGGCGATGAGGTCGTCCTGGTTGTCGCTCATGACGTTGACATGAGTGGTGAGACGATCGATCGCGTCCCCGAGGTTCTTGGACCCGTGGTTCGTGATGATGTCGTTCTGAACCTGCGCGACCCTGGCACTGGTGTCCTTGGTCTCTTTCTGCACCTTGTTCAGCTTGGCGACCATGACGCCACCGATCACCGTGACGACCGCTACGAAGAGCGGCATCAGGCTATCGATGATGGTCTTGACTGCCTCCAGCACGTGAGGCTCCTTTCTGGAGGGTAGTGCGGGAGGGTCAGCGGTTGAGCTTGTCCCAGGTCGCAGCACCGACGATGCGGTCGACCTTGAGGCCGTTCTTGCGCTGGAAGTCGGCGAGCGCGTTGGAGCTCAGCGGACCCCACACGTTGTCGACCTTGAGGTTGTAGCCGTGACGGTTGAGCGCCGACTGGATGTCCGCGTAGGTCAGCTCCCAGTGAGCCTTGCTGCTCGGGCGACCCGCTGCGGGGAAGTAGGCCGCGTCCGTCTTGGGACCCCAGATGCCGTCGGGGGTGAGGCCCTTCGCCGACTGCGCGATCTTGACCTTGGCGGTCGTGTCGGGACCGTAGACCCCGTCGACCTTGGCACCGACCGTGCGCTGGATGTCCTCGACCGAGCGGTTGACCGTGACCCAGCCGATGGGACCGGTCTGCGAGCCGCCAGGGCGACCGATGAAGGTGTAGTGCACCGGGTCGGACTTGCCGTACCACTGGAAGCCGAACTCGTTGAGCTTGGCGCGGTCGTCGGTGTAGTTGTACACGTCGACGGCGATGCCACCGTTCTTGACGTGGTTCGACTCGCGAGCCGGACGAGCAGGCGGGAACAGGCCGTCCCGGTCACCCCGGTCCCAGCGGTCGATGATCTCCTGCTGCTGAGCCTCGGTGACGCCTGCACGGTTGATGCGGATCACACCGTACTTGTCCTCGAGGTCGTTGATCGCATCGGCGGCATCGGCGCGGAGCCACATGCCGGGATGGTTCTTGAGAGCCTTCGTTGCCATTGTCTTCTCCTTCTTCGTGTGGCCTGATTACAGGATCGGGATCCTGTTTGCTGGGTCCAGACGGCCACTCTTGATCCGTTCCCAGAACCTTACATCCTCCTGGCCGAGCCGCCAGACGGCGATGCCTGCCAGACCCCACTCCTCGTGACCGAGGTCACGGCTGTAGGCCATGTACTCAGCGTCGGAGTAGTGGCAGAGAGCCGTGCCTTGAGGGTCGCACAGGTACACGTTCCCGACCCAGCAGTCGATGTCGCGGGGGATGAACTTGACGTCTCGAGTCGTGCCTGCGGCGATGCCGACACCCTTGAGATGCACGTATGCCCAGTCGTTCGAGATGCTCTTGGTACGGGTGCTGCGTTCCTCTACGTCCGTGTTGACACGGAAGCGGTTGAAGCCGTCCCACGTGACGTTCGTGCGGGGGATGCGGCCCACGTCGTAGAACATGAAGGGACCGACCTGCACGTCGTACGCCTCGCGAGGGTTGTACCACCAGGCGTCGCCCCAGCGAACGTGATCGAACCAGGCGTCGCCGCTGAGGCTGACCATCCCAGACCGGCCACCGACGTAGCTCGGGTCGTTGTACTCCAGCACCAGGGGCACGTCAACCTCGGTCCGGCTGTAGTACACCCGAGCATGCTGCCCACGGACCCTGAGGCCGATAACAGCGCGTCCCTGGCCAGGGTTGCTGGAGAGGCCAGGAGCGGACACAGGGGTCGTCGCCAGGGTCGTGCCGTTACGACTCAGGATGAGCGTGCCCCACTGGTCCACCGTGGCCTCGTAGGAGCCGTGGAAGACGCCTGCGCGACCTCCTGCTGCGGGGATCTGGAAGCGGCCCTGCACGTGGAACTCGCCGCCTGCGTCGATGTTGGTCAGAGACAGCTTGCCTGCTCCGGCCACACGGAACTGACCGTAGGTGCGCGGGTTCAGCAGCGGGTCACCCTGACGCCAGTGAGACCACGTCCCGGTCCGGTTGTAGTAGATGCCCAGGGTGCCAGCGGTAGCACAGTCGTCGTCCATGATGGTAGCCGACTGCGGGTCGCGCTGGAGGACCTCGAGCGTGATGTTGTGCACGTCGTTGTTGGCCCACTGACCGTTGGAGTCGATCACCTGGATGGGACGCACCGTGTGAGTGACATGCTGCGTGCCGACCGTCTGGTCAGCCAGGCCACCGACCGGGTCTGCTGCGGGCTGGCCGTAGCGCGTGAAGTAGGACTTGCCGTTGAACTCATTGAGCTCCATGCCGCTGCTGCCGGTCCGCTGGATCGCCGTAGCCCACCAGTAGCACCCAATCAGGGTGAAGGGGGAATTGGTCTCCTTGTCGCGAAAGACGAGCCAGCTGGCCCGAGTCTGGTCCCAGGCTACCGGGTCGTCATCACCGGCCATCGGTCCCCAGACCCCCGTGGTCATGTACCAGAACCAGTAGTACGCACCGGAGTTGCCCCTGTACGGCCAGCTCGGCCAGCCCGGAAGCTCCTCGACAGGCGCGTGGATGCTCCAGTTCTGGCCGTAGGCAGGGATGCCGAAGAGCACCTTGTCCGGGTCGATGACCGAGACGGTCCAGTCGTACACCTGCTGAATCCAGAAGCGGGGAGCCAGGGGACCGGGTGCCGAGCCGCTCCAGGCGAAGTCGTAGGTCATGATGGCCACACGATCGAAGTAGGCACCGAACAGCTCGTAGTCGAGCCAGTTCTCCCCACCGATGCTGAAGTTGCCCTCGGTTGCTGCGGGCAGAGCCGCGCTGACGAGCTTGCCGTGCGTCCTGGCGTGGTCCCCGAGCACCTTGTATCCGGCATACGCCTCGGCCACGGTCATGTTGTTGCCGAAGCCCTCAGCGTCGAGGTCGATGCCTGTGATCCACGGGTAGGTCGCGTAGATGGCGTCCATCTGGGCCAGGATGCTGGCCTTGAACGTGGCGTCGGTGTTCAGGAGCTTCCATGCTGCACTCGAGAAGCACTGGATGGTCAGCCACCACTGGATGTTCGGCCACTTGGCGCGGACTGCCTCGACCGTGTTCTGGATGTTGAGGTTGGTCAGCCCCGTGGTCTTCAGCTCGTAGGCCACCAGCAGAACGTCGTCGATGGCGTCCCCGTACTTGTCGAGGACACCTTCAGTGCGGACGGTCTGGTTGCTGTGCCAGAGCACTACGCGGTGACCCATCAGACGCTCCAGGTCAGGCTGTTCAGGATGATGTACGAGGCACCCGACACAGCAGGTACCGAGTAGAAGTTGATCTCCCCCGTGGAGCCGTTGATGCGGAACTGAATGGGGACGATGGCCGTGCTCGTGAAGATGGCACCCGTGCCCATGCGATGCTTCCCATCGGTGGGTCGGTGCGTGCTCGTGACGGTCCCGAGCGTGTAGTACGTGCCTGCGGAGAACGTCGCCGGACAGTTGATGACACCCGGCTCGAGGACGACCATCGATCCCGTCTTGACGGTCTGGGTCGCCACGTAGGAGGCGTTCGCCGTGTAGCCCGAACCCAGCGTGATCGCGGTCTTGACCGGAGTCGGCACGGCGATGGCGTCGATGAGACCCTTGAGGTACACATCGTTGTCGTACAGTGTGGCCAGGGCATCAGCGAGGTCGCTGAAGGTGCTCGGTCCGTAGTCCGGGGCATCCGGTTCGACGAGAGGCATTACCAGGCTCCATGTTCTGCGAGGACGTCACTCCACGTGTCGTGGAATGCCCACACCCTGTTCCATCCCTGAGGGTGCGCTGCGGTCACGCTACCGAGGTCGATGCGTGCTGGGTTGCCGGGAGCTACACTGATGCCCTTGACGCCTACGATGGCGCTCATGAGACCCGTGGTGACCAGGTCGAGACGCTGGTCTGCCCTGGCCGTCAGGTGAGGCGTAATGCCTGCTCCCGCTGTGGTGCTGTAGTCGGTCCCGTCGAAGCTCGTCTTTGAGCTAACCTCGCCGAAGTACAGTTGACCCCAGTTTACCGTCTGGGGAGCCACGGGGTAAAATTCGCCCCTGTACGGGCTGGCAATGTCCTCGTCGCTAGTGACGCACGTGTCGTAGTCCGACTGGATCATGCCGTTGATGAATCGCCAGCGGGGAGCCTGCACAAGCCCGAGATCCCCGACCATCGGGGACCAGGAGAACAGGCTGGAGCCAGGGTTGAGCTGGATGTCGGTGACCTTGGCGTCGCTGTGGGCGATGACCTTGACGGCCACACCGAGCACCGGCTTGGACGGCTTCAGCTGGCCGAAGGTGCGCAGGAAGCTCATGACACGACCCCCGTGGTCCAGGGCATCTCCTGGATGGCAGGCACCCAGCTAGTCGCCGTCGTCCCGGGCTGGAGCAGCAGATCGGTGACCTCCACGGGGTGATCGGCCGTGGTCAGCTTCACGTGGATCGTCAGCGTCTGCTTGTGAGCGGCAGGGTTAGCGATCTGCACTCGACGAATCATCACAGCTCCAGGGTCTGGGTCTCGGTCGTGCCATCGGTGTACTGGAAGGTCACCTCGATCTGAACGGCTGCGTCGGTGTCCGCGTCGATCTGTGCGGAGAAGACGAAGCTGTCACGGTTGTCGCTCGTGACCGTCTGCTGGAGCGTTCCTCCGCTGGCACCGAAGGCGAAGCTGTACCGACCGGTCGCTCCGCCCTCCACGACGCTGACTCCCGAGCCTGCCCAGTGAGCCATCCCGTTGTCCCCACGGCTGTTCAGCAGGAGGTTGAACGGGTAGATGTCACGGGTGTCGATCGTCTGACCCGTGGTCAGGGCACCAGGGTCGTTGCTCTCGTCGCTCGAGGCCAGGCTGCGAAGCTTGTTGGCCAGCGTGATCTTGCTGTTGCGGAGGTCCACGTAGTCGATCTCGAGCTGCACGATGCGGTTCTTCACCGAAGCCGAGTAGTCCTCGTCCATCACGAACACGATGTCCAGGACCTCGAAGCGGTCTACCTCGTCCACCCGGTCAGCCAGTCCGGCCACACTGTACTCGTACGAGAGCGCGGGCTTGCTGCGGGTCTGGATGTACCCGGTCAGGTACCGGAGCATCGCCTGCGGGGTCATGCCCGACTTGAAGTCGTAGGTGCTCTCCCGGACCTCAGAGGTCCAGGTGAAGTCCTCGACGTAGTCGACTCCCTCGTTGGCAGGGGCGATGGTCAGGCCGTCGGCGTTCCGGCCGTAGATACGGGTGACGAGGGACGTGGTGTCCTCTCGCTTGGTTGCCGACGTGATGCCCTTGACGTAGTCGAAGTACGTGCCCCGGTCACGGCCACCCTGATCCAGCAGATGGACGAACTTGTTCCGGTCGTCGAAGACCAGGTCACCCCCGTAGATCTTGGCGATCTGCTGCAGGAGACCGAGCACCGTAGTCTTCTCCGACTCCCAGCCGAGCACGCCTACGGGGTCGACCTGACCGACGAACCAGTCGGTGCCTGCCAGGGCCGTCGTGATGGCGTCTGCTGCCGACACGTTCCATGTCTGTGCTGCGATCTCGCC